TGATGATTGATGAAAAGCTATTTCAGATGTTGGTGTCATTTGTGGTTGCTCCGTTAGTTGGTTTTTGTATTAAGGTAGTATTTGACCGCATTAGCCGTAATGAGCAAGGCATTAAAGAGCTAGAAAAAGAGCTGGAGACGAAGTATCAGTCGAAAGAACTGGCGCAAACGGTCAATCAAGGCATTAAAGAAAAACTAGGGGAGGTATTAAAACAGCTCCATGAAATCAATAATAAATTAGATAAAAAGGTGGATAAATAATGGGTCGCAGAAAGGAAAAACGCACAGATTCAGAAAAACTGGATTTGATTTTAGGGGCAGTATCTGAAATCAATGAAAAAGTAGATAAACAAAATGAAGAGATTGAAATTCTTCGTCGTGAAGTACTGAAAACCCAACGCTTGGTTGATGAGATGGCGCGCAAAAATCGTCGTTCGGCTTTAATCGCAGGCGGTATTGGGGGCGGTTTAGTTACGATTGGTTTTGAACTGATGCGTGCAAAATTGGGTATGTAGGAGGCTTAATGGCACACGATGTAGAAGTGCAAAAGGCAGTTAGAGCTTACTATGTGTTCGACCGTTTAAGCCTTGAAAAAGCAGCAGAAAAAGCTGGCGTTTCATTCGGCACGGCTCGCCGTTGGAAAGCACAGTCTGAGCAGGCGGGTGATAACTGGGAAAAAGCGCGTGATGTGCATGTGATGGCTAGCGGTGGCATTGAGCACATTGCACAAGGTTTGCTGGCAGGCTTTTTGATTAAGTATCGCACCTTAATGATGGAGCTGGAAGAAAACACCGAAATGCCAACGGCTGCTAAGGTTGAGGCATTATCGGCACTTGCAGATTCTTTTGCAAAAATGACCGCTTCGAGCAAGAAGCTATTGCCTGAAACAAGTGCAATGGCAACCGCTATGCGTGCGATTGAAATGATAGCGAATATCGTCAAAACGAAGAAGCCGCATTTATTGCCTGACTTTTTAGAAATGCTGGACGATTTAGAAGTGCAGTTTAAAAAGGAGTTTAAGTAATGGCTAAGAAAAAACAAACTGCGGTGCATAAGCATTACTATTTCCGTTGGATTGTTCAGCTTGCCTGTATTCTCGGTGCAATAAAGCTAATGCTTAATGGTACAGATGGTTGGGGTTGGTTATTGTTTATCGCAATTTGTGTGTAACTTATGAAAATCAGAGAATTTGAAAAAGAACTGGAAGCCTTACGGTTACAGTTACAACGCAATATTGAGGCAAGTTTTGAAGGTTGGGACGATAAACCTCAAGCCATTAGCCAACGCCGTCAAAAGGTATTAGATCCTGTTCACGGCTTTGAGTATTTTGTGCAGGCTTATTTTCCACACTATGTGCGGTCTGAACATAAATCACAGTTGCATCATTATCTCTTTGAGAATTTACCGCTTTCGGTAAGTGATCTTTCTAAATCAGTCCGCCAAGCGATTGCAGCCCCTCGTGGCGAGGCAAAATCAACGATTTGTACGCAATTATTCCCGCTGTGGTGTTTAGTCCGTGATTTAAAAAGATACATCATTATTGCGATGGACACCAAAGAACAGGCATACAGTATGCTTGAAGCTATTAAAGTGGAAATTGAATCTAACCCTCGTTTAAGAATTGATTTCCCAGAGGTTGCACAAGGCAAGGTTTGGCGTGCAGGTGTCATTATGACGGCTAAAAACCAAAAAGTTGAAGCTGTGGGGGCTGGGCAAAAATTGCGTGGTCGTCGTCACGGAGCTTATCGTCCGGATTTAGTAGTACTTGATGATATTGAGAATGATGAAAGCGTAGAAACACCTGCACAGCGTAATAAATTGCATAACTGGGTTTTAAAAGCAGTTTTAAAACTTGGTGCTGCAGGTGAAAAGTTTGATGTGATCTATGTCGGCACAATTCTACATTATGACAGTGTGCTTAGCCGTATTTTAAATACAAAAGGTTGGCGGCGAGTTCGTTTTAAAGCCATTTTACGCTTTCCCGACAATATGGCGTTATGGGACGAATGGGAAAATATATACCTCTCGGAAGAAGGAGACGATGACACTATGTCTGATCTCTTTTATCAACAGCGTAAAGCAGAAATGGATAAAGGAGCGTTAGTCTCTTGGTTAGCTCGTCCTATCTACTTGATGAAAATCCGTGCTAGTGATGGGCACTCAGCATTTGACTCCGAGTATCAAAACGACCCTGTTTCAGGCGATGAGGCAATTTTTGCCAATAGCATTCAATACTGGACGGAGTTGCCGGAAAACTTGATTTATTTCGGTGCGTTAGACCCCTCAATGGGTAAGGCAGGAGCAAGCCGAGACCCGTCTGCGATCTTGGTGGGTGGTTATCATCGTGAGAGCGGTAAGCTCTATGTGGTTGAGGCACAAATTAAAAAGCGATTACCTGATTTGATTATTGAAGATGTGATCCGCTTGCACTCGCAATATAACTGCCACCGCTGGTTTGTGGAAACGGTGCAATTTCAGGAGTTTTTGCAGACGGAACTGGTTAAACGTTCGGCACAACGTGGCAAGCCGGTTCCTGCTACCGCAACCAAGCCAAATAGCGACAAAATGTTACGTATTGAGAGCTTGCAGCCACATATTGCCAACGGCTTGATTTTACTGCACCGCAGTCAAAGCACGCTGGAAAGCCAGTTGCGACACTTTCCAAAATCCGACCACGATGATGGCCCAGATGCGTTGGAAATGTTGTGGCGAAATGCGGTGAGTTCATCTGCTCCGATTGAGTGGGAAAGTGTGGATGATGACGAGTACGGTGGAAGTAAGTGGCGGCATTAAAATCTCCCTCGCCCCCCTCTTTGATTAAAGAGGGGGCTTTATAGTATTAGGAATTTAAAATGGCAAAAAAGAAGCATAAAAAACAGGTTAAACCCAATTTAAACCCAATTAAAAATCAAGAATTGCAGACGGATTTAGCCGAAATTACGGCAACAGGGCGTGTTTTATCTGACCACCCAAGCAATTTTATTACGCCGGCAAAAATGAAAGCGATTTTTGAGGATGCGGAAAATGGCGATATTACCGCTCAGCACGAATTATTTATGGATATTGAGGAGCGAGACAGCTCTATTTTTGCCAATATCCAAACCCGAAAACGTGCTGCACTGGGCGTGGATTGGTCGATTGTTGCTCCACGCAATGCCACACCGCAAGAAGAAAAACTGCGTGATGAGGTGGATGAGCTATTTTATCAGCTCGGCAACTTTGAAGATTTAGTGATGGACTGTATGGATGCAGTAGGTCACGGTTTTTCAGCGTTGGAAATCGAATGGGTGTTTAACGGCACGCATTGGTTGCCTATGGTGTTTAGCCACCGCCCGCAGTCGTGGTTTAAGTGGGATAAAGACGATCAGCTATTGCTCAAAACCAAAGACAATCCAAACGGCGAGCCATTGCGTGAAATGGGCTGGGTGGTGCATACGCATAAATCCCGCTCAACACAGGCAGCACGGAATAACCTGTTCCGTACCTTGGCGTGGTTGTATATGTTTAAGCATTACAGTATTCACGATTTTGCCGAGTTCTTGGAGCTTTACGGAATGCCTATCCGTATCGGTAAATATGGGGCGGGTGCAACTAAAGGCGAGAAAGAGACGTTAAAGCGAGCATTGGCGGAAATCGGACACAATGCCGCAGGGATTATGCCGGAGTCGATGAGTATTGAGCTACATAACGCTGCTAACGCAGGTGGTGCAGCAGGTAATAACCCGTTTTTACAAATGGTGGATTGGTGCGAGAAATCCATTGCACGATTGATTTTAGGGCAAACCTTAACCAGCGGTGCAGACGGTAAAATCTCAACTAATGCCCTTGGCAATGTGCATAACGAAGTCCGCCGTGATTTGTTGGTGTCTGATGTAAAACAGCTCGGGCAAACCTTTACCCAACAAATTATTCTGCCGTTTTTGCTAATTAACTTTGCCGGCGTTGATCCAAACCGTATTCCGTCTTTTGAGTTTGATACCAAAGAGCCGGCAGACTTGGCGTTATTTGCTGATAGCTTGCCGAAATTGGTGGATATTGGAATGCCGATTCCAACTCAGTGGGCAATGGATAAATTAGGGATTCCGGGGGCTCAGGAAAATGAAACGGTGCTAGGGCGTGCGAACCCACCACAAGCGGTGGGATTATCTGCAAAATTTGCTAAATCAGCTCATATAGAGGGTTGGAATGGTTGTCCTTGCGGTTGTGGGG